AGTATTCCAAATTCAAAGGTCTAACTTTTCAGAACGTAAAAGAATGAAAAGCGAAGAGCAAGCCCTAGTAAATGCTGGATTGGCTCAAGTAAAAGCAGAAGAAAAGGCAAAAGAATTAGCAGCTAAAAAAGAGATAGACCTTGCTAAAAAAGTTGCAGATGAAAAGAAAAAACAAGCAGATAAAGAAGCTAAAATTTTAGAGGCAAGAAAAGACGCGGAACTAAAGGCTTATGGTCAATTAGCTGGTGCATTAAGTTCTTTGGCTGGAAACAATAAAGAACTGGCTGCCGCATCGGCAATCATTGACACCTATACTGGTGCAAACAAGGCTTTTGCACAAGGTGGTATATTAGGTTTTGTTTCTGCTGCTGCAATTGTTACTGCTGGGTTGTCAAACGTGAAAAAAATATACGATACTAAACTACCATCAGGAAGTGGTGGCGGTGCTTCTGCTGGTGGTGGAAGCGTTCCAGCCGTAGGCTCTAACATAGCTGCTGGAATACCTACAAGAGCAAATTTAGATGATGTAGTAGGAAGCGTAAACAATACAAATCAACAACCAATAAAAGCCTACGTGATAGGTCAAGACGTAACAGATAGCCAAGAGGCTAAATCATATTTAGATAACCAAAGAACACTATAATGAAAGTAGTAGAATTTACAATAGACGAAGAGGCAGAAGACTACGGAGTTTTTGCCATTAGCTTAGTTGAGCAACCAGCTATCGAAGAGAACTTTAAATACTTTTCAAAGGATGGCAGACCGAAGAACTTTGCGACAGTAGACAAAGACAAGCGTATAGTAATGGGAGCAGTAATGATACCAGACATTCAGATACTACGAGTTGACGAAGAGGGCAATCAGTACAAATGTTTCTTCAGTAAGGAAACCATCAAGCGAGTAAGCGAGTTGTATATGCTTGAATCTAAGCACAAGAACGCTACTTTAGAACACCAAAGAGTAATCAATGGCATTACTACCATAGAGAGTTGGATAGTCGCCGATAGTAAGCATGACAAAACTCAAGCCTTTGGATTAGAATATCCAGTAGGTACATGGGTAGCTTGTATGAAGATTGACAACGAAGACGTATGGCAGAATTATGTAAAAGAGGGCATTGTAAAGGGTTTCTCTATTGAGGGATACTTTGACGAGAAGCCTACTAAGATGAGCCAAGAGAGTATCCTTGAGCAGATTAGAAGCATAATCCGAGAGGATGAAAATAAAACACTTTAATCAATAATCTATTTACAAATATAAATTAGCGCAATGGACACACTAAACAAAATCAAAGTTCTGCTTGGCATGGAAGAAACTCCACAAGTAGACGAAGCTACTCCACAAGAGATGGAGGAAGCAAAAGAGCAACTTAAATTCGAAGAGGCAGCTTTAGAAGATGGTACTATAATTAGTGCAGACGCTTTTGAGGTTGGCAACGCAGTATTTATTGTTGTTGAAGAAGACCAGCAACCTTTACCAGTTGGAGAATATGCTTTGGCAGATGGCTCTCTTTTGGTAGTTGAGGAAGAGGGTGTAATTGCTGAAATCAAATCAGCTGACGAAGAAGTGGAAGAAGAAGTTGAAGAAGTTGTTGAGCAATCTGAAGAAGTTGTTGAGCAATCATCTGACGATTCTAAGGAAGCTATCATTCAAGCTATCGGTGTAATGGAAAACCTATTGCAAGAGTTCAATGCACTTAAGGAAGAGTTTGCATCTATCAAAGCAGAGGCGCAAGAGAACGCTGCTAAAGTAGAAGAGTTCGAAAAAGTAGGCGAAGAAATTAAGCCTAACCCAGAGGGTAATTTTAAACAAGTAAATGAAAATGTTGATTTGTCAAAACTGACGGCTCAACAAAAAGTACAATATTTAATCCAACAAAATAAATAAAATGGCAGATCAAATTAATGGTAACTATGTAGGCGAAGAGGCTGCTGGATTCATTTCAGCGTCTTTGTTGTCTGGAGAAACTTTAGGAAAAGAGAATGTAACAATTCTCCCTAACGTATCTTATCAAGTAAATTTAAAGAAATTCGATTTAACGGCTGGTGCTATCCAAAATGGTGGTACTCAAGCAAGTTGTGATTTTAGTTCGGCTGGAGATGTAGACTATGCTGACCAAGTTCTTGCACCAAAACGCTTGAAACTAAATAAGCAACTATGTAAAGCAGAATGGTTTAGCACATTCGCTGGAGCGCAAATGAAAGTTGGCGTTGATGGAACTGTTCCAAGTTCTTTTGCTGAATACATTATTTCTCACGCTGGTGCGTTAGTAGGTCAAGAAACAGAGAAGTCTATCTGGCAAGGTGCAGCGTCAACTGCTGGAGAGTTTGATGGCTTTGCTACTCTATGTGCAGCATCTGGTTCGGGTGTTGTAGCATCTACTCCAACATCTGGAGTTACTGCTTTATCTGCATCTAACATTATTGCAGAATTGGGTGTGGTTAGAGATTCTATCCCTAACGCAGTCTATGGAAACGAAGATTTGAATATTTACGTTCCAACATCAGTAATTAAATTTTACACTGCTGCACAGGCAAAAGAGGGTTACTTAGACAAGTACCACGCTGGGCAAACTGAACTAAATTTTGAGGGAATCAATTTAGTATGGTGTCCAGGAATGGCTGACGACACTATGATTGCAGCACGTAAGTCAAATATGTTCTTTGCAACTGATTTGCTTTCTGACTTAACAGAAGTTAAGGTACTCGACATGACTGACAGAGACGGTTCTGACAACGTACGTCTTGTTATGAAGTACAACGCTGGTGTAGGTTTTGCTTCTGCTGGAGATGTAGTTTACTACGCAATATAATTAATAATTTAGGTAGGGGTCTCAAAGCCCCTACTTTTTAAAACCCTATATAAATATGGCTTGTTTATTATCAGACGGAAGAGGTTTAGAATGCCGTGAATCAATCGGTGGTATTCGAAACGTATATTTCGCAAACGACAATACTTTAGGGAATTATACTATTACAGAGGGAGAACTTACGGATGTTTCTGGAACGGCAACTATTTTTAAGTATGCTTTGATTCCACAAAGTTCTGGTTTTGATGAGGCTATTACAGTAAGCGAAGAAAATGGAACTGTATTCTTTGAGCAAACTTTATCGTTGGCTTTGCCAAACATAAATAAAACTCAATTACAAGTTTTAAAAGTTTTGACAGAGGGTAGATTCCAAGTTTTTGTAGAAGACAATAACCTAAATGCTAACGGAAACGGAAAAGTTTTCTTGGCTGGTGCTTTTAACGGAATGACAGTTACTGGCGGAAACGTTGGGAAAGGTCAAGCGTTCGGAGATATGAACGGATATAACTTAACCTTAGTTGGTAGAGAGAAAGACGCTGCCGTTATTGTAGAACCATCAAATACCTCTGGAAACCCATTTGCTGACTTTTCAACTATTACAGTTGATGATGGCTCATGATAATACTATAATTCAATAATATTAAAGCCTCCACAAACGTGGGGGTTTTTTTATATAAAACAATTTGACCTATTTCCTATTTAATTATATAACATTTAAAAACAAAACAAATGCCTACAAACAATATCGTAAGACAAGGCTTTAGAGCAATAGATGTAACCAAGAGTGATACAGTTGATATTTCTGGTGCAGACGCTAACAATCCAGCAGCTTTATACGTTGGTACTGGTGGCAATGTAGAAGTAATCACATTGAACGGAGATACTGTTGTTTTCAACAACGTGCCATCTGGTACTTTTATGCCTATCCAAGTTACAAGAGTAAAGGCTGCAAATTCTACGGCTGACGACATTATCGCATTATTCTAAATAACGGATTATGTTAAACATAATTCAAAATACAATAGGAGCAATCCGTAGGGTTGGAGAAAGCGTTGTAAGGGCTGGTCTAAAGATGTGGCTACCTTTTACTAAGGCAGAGCCTTTGGGGGAGGAATTAATCACAAATGTGGATTTTAGTACCGATGGTACTCTTACATCATCTTCTTGGACTTTAGGTTGGGCAAGTAGTGATAATGATGGTACAAATATATCGGATGGAATTCTTAATTTAATTAATGACGATGATAGTGCTTTTGATGGTAG